TCGTTGCACTCGGTCGAGCTTCCACGCGGATAGAACCACCAGATTTCACCGAAGCGAGGAACCTTCGTCGCATACACCTTTTGACGCTGAGCGTAATTCAAATTGTCAAAAAAGTAGTTCTGGTTCATGTTGTTCGGGATTTCCTTCACAACACCGTTGTACGACAGAAAACGGTCAGTACCGCACCAGTAATAGATGCCGTCATACTCAATCACCGACTGGCTTGACAGAATGGACGATTGGCTCGAAATCAGGTCATAGCGCCAGTATTGCGGGGGCGTACCAGCGCCACCGATGTAGGACACCCTGATGAGGCCGTCAAGGCTCCAAAACAACCCAGACGGTGAGTTGGAGCCACCGCGAACCGGAAGCCCTTGGACGATCTTCCCGGTCGCCACGTTGACCTCGTTGGCGTCAGCAGAGACCCAATCGTTCAGGTTCCCCGCAGAGCAGTTCTTCAAGAAGCCGTTGTTCCCGAAGACGAACACATACGGGTGCAGCGTCACCACCCCGCCAGAGACGGAGATGTTGTTGTCAAACGTGATCGTCACCGTCCCGCTGGCCGTCGCGGGGTTGGAGATAACCACGTTGGTAGTGCTTACAGAAACTACAACCGTATCAACAGGAATGCCTGTTCCAGTGACGATTTGCCCAGCGCCGATCAGCGGATTGGCCGCGGCCAGAACAATCGTGGTGCTGAGATTGGTGGTCGTGGCGGTATCTGTGAAGACGCCCACTTTAGACATTGCAAGCCCGTTAATAGGGCCAGACAAAACTGGCGTGTCCGTTGTGTTGTCAATCAAACTCAAGTTCTGGCCTGGGTGTGCCAGCAAGAGGCTATCACCAGAGCCGGAGACATCAAAGAAGCCGTCAAACTTCCAAAGGTTGTATGCGCTCGGCGTAAAGTCCGTTAGCGTGAAATCGCTCAGGTTGGAGCCGACACCGTTATTGTCGATGGGCAGCTTTTGCAGGCCGTCGCTGTAGCCGCTGAAGACGTTGTTGAAGGCGTTCTGCGGATTAACATAGATGCCGCGAGACGGGCCTGCGAGATTGTCAATGATCTGGCGGTAGCCGTACATCTTGCGAGGGCGTCCACGCTGGAACCGCACCCAGCGGCCATCGTTGTAGACATCCTTGTCAAAAACAGTTCCGTCGCGCTGAATCCCAGGCTTCGTATCAAGAGCAAAGACCTTCTTCGTCATCAGAACGTCCCTCCCGAGATGCCGGTGGTGAAGGTGCCCGACCCCGTCACCGTGATTCCTGTAGCCGTGATGTCAACAATCTCGCTGCCGAGAATCACAAAGCCAATTTGCCCAGCGCCTGGGCGGTACATACCACTGGTCGGCTCGTTCACAAACGACACCGATGGAATCGCAAGACTGCCGTCCAGAAGCTGGAAGTACGATGCACCCACCTGAACCGTGTTGGCGTTCAGGAAGTTCGTTCCATCGCAGAACACCGTCACCTGCTGCCCAGGAGGAACGGTCACATTCGATGCGCCAACAGCGCCAGTGGTGATCACGAGGTCATACCCGTTGTCAACCGTCTGATTGCTGATGATGTAAAGCTGAACAATTGGAGGGTATGTGACCGTGACGTTGGAGACAAGGTTGCCAACGTACTCCTGCACAATGTTCGATGCTTCGCTGGCGGTTAGAGCATAAGCCCCGCCAGTGACGGATTTCACAAGCACGTTGAAGCCAAAATTGGCGTTGATGCCAAAGCCGACCGTCAAAAATTCTGTCCCTGTGCAGATGATGAACGAGGCTTCGCCGGGGTTGTATTGCTTGCTCAGTTGGCCGTCAATGTATTCACCGCCAGTTGTGTTGACGACAAATGTTCCCGTACCGTTGTTTTTGATGAGGGAAAACCAGTTGTCTCCCAAAGATGCGGCCAACGGCAGCGTTGCCGAACCTGAGCCACTATTCCAGACCTTCAATTGAGACCTGTCGGCTGCAAGAAACGTATATCCGTTTGTGATTGTCTGGGCCGGATGGCTTTGATTGAGCGTCTGAGAGATCGCCATCAATCCAAGGCCAGCCAGAGAGCTTGCGTTGCCTCCAGAGGTTCCTGCGCCAAATGCAATCACCCCCCAGGTGCCAGCGGCATTTGGGTTGGTGGTCACATAGATGTATTCTGCCTGACCGGGGTCGATTGAAATAATCGTCCCGCCAGCAGAGTCTTTGACCGTGAACGTCTCCGACCCATAGTTGAAGATCAGAGAATCCGTGCCGACAGATGTCTGATTTGCCGGGGGCATGAAAAGACTGAGGCCAGCAGATGTGGCCTCGACTTCCATGATCCTGGCGGCGTAGTTGCCGGTGGCGTTTCCGTTGATCGGCCACGACAGCGTTGTGTTCGCCGCCATCGTGAAGCGGCGAAAACTTACGTCTGTTGGCTGGACAACATCACCAGTGAATGGAGAAATGAAGCTCATGAATCCACCGCAATGGTTTGACGATCAGCCACGCGCAGCTTGTCTTCAGCGGTCAGGATGTCCATCGCCTGCTGATAGATGCTCTGCCACATCGGGATGCGGTCGTCGTTTTTCAGGAAAGGCATCGCCTGCAAGAGAGAGCCGTACAGGATCGCCTGCGGAGCGTATTGCGTGAACCAGTTGGTCTGGTTGGACACATCAAGCGGCTGGACGCGCTCGTAATAGATCACCTCAAACCCATACGCAGCATCGGGGGTCGGAGCGATCAGCCAGTGCGTGTAGTCGTAGTCGCAATAGAACTTCGGAACGTCCTCTTGCGTTGCGTCAGGCCAATATTCGCGCAGATACTCGTATTTGCGGAGAAACACCGGCTGGCGCTTGCCGCCAACTGTGATGTTCATGCTCACGGTCTTGTGCCAACGAGCCGGTTTGGCAATCACCGGATCGCCCTGCGTCATGGTGGAGGTGCTGACCGTCAGGTTGCCCAGAAACTTGATTTGGCTGGCAATGATTTGCTCTGCCAGCATGATAAAGGTGGGGATTTTGTCAACCGTCGCCGTGTCTGTGCGCTCTAGGTACGACTCAATGTCAGCCACCAGACTGTTGTATGTCATCACTGCGGCCATCAAAAGCCTCCTTTTCCAGCAACTTTAGGCATATTTTGCCATTTAATACCCAGGCGCTCAATGGCAATTCACGCCATATCTTTGCTTTCGGACTCAACAGAATCAAGCCTTCTCATCCAACCCTTACCAAATGTGGCAAAAGTTTGCAGGCTCTTGTAGTGAGCCTCACGCAAATCGCAGAATTTTTCAATCAATTGATCGGCGGGCATGGCTGTTACAGCAGCTAAAGTTTTGGGGCCGATCTGACCATCGGCCGTTACTCCAACAGCCTGTTGTAGAAATTTACTAGCCCGACCAACGCCAGCATTGACGGCACAATCAAACACGCACAGATCAACACCAGAAGGAAGGTCGTCGCCGCGCACAGCATCCCAATACCGCTTTTTGTACAGCGGAGAAACCATTGCAGGGGTGAGAGATCGCATATCGGCCTCGGTGGCTGGCTTGCCTGTCCATTCTTCCCATACACGCTTGGTCACCCCCAGGTTGGTCATCCCTCCTGGGTCGTCGGGATGGTTGACATATCCACCCTCGTATTTGAGGATGTGCTTTAGTGCTTCTTCCCAGTTGTGTTTCATTTTGTCTTCGTCAGTAAGTCGGTTTTTGCCTGTGACCCCGCAGAGGAGCCGAAGTAATACGCGATGATCCCAGTCCAAGCCGTGCCCAGAGACCCGAGCATCATGGTCAGGGCAGTGTTATCTGCCACCGACATCTTGCCAAACATCATGCCACCGAGGATGGCAAAAAAGCCAAACGTCACTGCGGCGGCTAGAAGAGGGGGAACCCATGAGCGGGTGGTTGCCTGCATCTCCCGCGCAGACTTGCGGTCGTCTACCGCCAATTTCTCAAAGTTCAGCCCCAACTCCTGCGCCTGTCGGGCAAGCTCAATCTCAGCCATCTTCAACTGCGCCACCTGATCGGCGTTGAGTTTGTTGCTGGAGATCATGTCTTGGACTTTATCTTCGTCCACACCAACAGCTTTGGATATGGCAGACACAGCCATACCAGCCAGAGGGCCACCAAGAGCGGTGGCAATCGTCGGTGCAATTTGTTTAAGCCATTCCATATTCACTCCTTTGACGTTGTGACAGTGTTTTCGCCTTTGGTGACGGTGACTTTCTCACCTTCCACTGTAACTTTCATCGGCTGCTCAGGCTTGTCCAACCTGTCCAACTTCGCAATAAGCTCTTTTATAACTTCAAACTCAGGCTTTTCCTGCTTGGGGTTGGCCCCGGCAATACCGTTGAGCATGGAGATAAGAGCCGTCAGGGCGGCAGATACCAAACCAATTACAGCGGCAATTTTGGACTCATCTAGCGCGAGACTAGCGGCCACACCCACTACAACGATTGCGGTGATATAAGCAAGACCGTGCTTGCCGATGGCCTTGCCAGCAACTTCCTTGGCGCTGCTTTGGGCTTCCAACCGATTGAGTTCGGCTTTGGCCTGAGCTTTAAATAAAGACAAATCTTGTTGATCCATGCTACACCTGCCTTTTCAGAGCTTCCAACACAAAATAAAAAGTTAGGCCAAGGACAAATACCGTGGTCAGCACGGCAACAGCAATCAGCACAATCTCGTCAATTTCAGCTTGTCTGCGCTGCTTGGCTTCTTTTCTGCGCCTTGCCTCATGTGCGGCGTCAATTTCCATTTGTTTGGCACGGGCCGTGATCCGCATCCATACATCCATCTTGTTGGCCTGCCAGAACAGCATTTTGACCTGTTCTTCAAACTCTCTGGCCTGCTCTAGCGCAAGCTCCAGTTCCAGCGCCTTGCCAAGAGCCGAACCCTTGAACGTGCCCGTCTTTGCTTTCTCAACTACCTCAATAGCCTGAGCCTTGGCATCAAAATATTTTCCAAGCACCGGGCCAAGAGACTGCACATCCTGAACGGTAGCGACAGCCTTTTTGACAAGATTGACTGCCGATGAGACTGCCGCTAAAGCTGTGATCGGATCAATCATGCTGCCTCCAAGTTAAATTCCCAGCAACTTTTTGACAAAGTCTGCTGCAACGCCTGGGCCAAACAAAACAGCAAAAATCACTGCATAGAGCAGGTACTCGATCTTCGTCATCCGACGATCACCTTCAATCATTCGGTTGTTGATGGTGTTGTATCTTTCAGCGCAAATCGCCTCATGAACGGCCAATTTGGTCTGCGTGTCCTGCTCACTCATTTGCGCCTCCATCTTTTGCCTCCGGTGCAACAGGAGCGATCTGGGAAGCGCCTTGGCTCTTGATCTTGATGAACAGGTCGATGACCTCCTCAAGAGGGCGCTTGGCAACAGCGGAAAGGATCATGTCCACTTCACGGACAGACAGGGTCAGAGAGATTTGCTGGTCGTTCATTTTTCATCCAAACATCAAGAAAAATTTGCCATAGTTTACGGGGATGTTTTGAAATTGCCATCCCAAAGAACCCAGGTTTGTAGAGTTCGCCCCGGCATACCATGCGTTTTGTGATGGGTAGGCTCGCAATCCTAAAATAGACAAATAATCTATTCCGCTGGCAACATTGTCATCAAGAACAATTGATGTAGGCCCGTTATTGCCTCCACCAGTTAACGTCAAAACTCTTCCAGCCGCGCCAGTTGCTGTAAAAGATTTAAACGTGAAAACTCCGGCGGTTCCAATCGCAATCGAAGTAGCGCCAGTTGCACTATATGTATTGGTAATATTTTTTACAGTAACGGGCAACGAAGAGATTAACTGAAAGCCTCTGGAGCCTGCTGCATTAAAAGTTATATTGCTAAAATCCTTGCCATACAGATGTATTTGACAAAATGTGGTGTTATTTGCGACGGATATTGTTCCAGAACCAGAAATTGTCAAATTATTTACGTCTGCTGAACCCAAATTTATGCCGGTCGCAGAACCGCCAGATAGAGTCCATGTTCCAGAGCCAAAATTTAAGGCGCGAACTTCAGATGATGTCCCCTCTAAATCTCCGGATAAGGTGACGTTGTAAATTTGTGCGTCAAAAGTTCCGCTGATCAAAGTTAAGCCTGTGGTTGACGTAGCCACCAACGCATCCTGCAAACTTACAGTGCCATTTTTTGAATTAACGCGAAGTGCCTGCGTGAAAGATTTCCCGGCACTTGTAATTGTTTGGCTTGCGCGACCAGCAAATGTCAAAAGCCCTGAGCCAGAAAGCGTAATCCCTGTGCCATTGATCCAGTTCCCGTAGATCGTGGGCGTGTTTGTGCTTGTCGCCAACGTCATGGTGTTGCCCGTTCGACCACTCATGTTGATGGTGCCAATGTTGTAGTTGGCGTTGATGGTTGTTGTTGTTCCGCTGCTGGGAAATGTGGTAAATACTGCCGTATCTTGCGCCAATGGGAACTGTGTAGGGTCAAGGGGAGCGCCCGAAGAAAATGTCCACGATCCAGAACCAGTTGCGCCCCAATTTGCACTTCCAGTTTGTCTGTAATAGACCGTTTTCGCCGCATCAAACGTAATCCCACTGTTGCCCTTGCAATCGCCAAACCGTGTGCCTGTCAGCGGTGCTGCTGCGCCAGTGATGGCAATGTCTCTGAAATCAACATCAGCCGCGCCAGCGGTCAGCGCCCCCACCGACAGCGTTCTTTCGGTGTTAATAGTGTTTGATGCCAAAAATGTGCGATAAGCCGAAGCGGTGCCAGCGTTCAGGGTCAGGGTGGTGATTGTTTGGTTGGCACTGAATGTGACTGTTCCAATACCAACGTTTGTTCGGCCAGCAAACGACAGCGTGTTGAATGTGTTTGCGCCTGTAATGGTAATGCCGGTTGCTGCGGCGCTGGTAAAGCTGACGTTGTTAAAAGTTAGCCCGCCCCCATTAAATGTTGATGAGGCGCTAGAACAAGATATTGTTGATGTGCCAGCATCAAAAGTTAAATTTGTCGTGGTTGCCATCAAAAGCGTTGCTGATGATGATAGCGTTAGAGAACTACCATTCCAAGAAACAGAGCGAACATTTGAGTTGTCAGAAGAAAAGCTGCCTGCCGTTAAAGCGTAATTGCTCGCGGATGTGCTAAATGATCCGTATGTAACGGTAAAAGCAGACCCACCAATATTAAGAGCAAAGCCAAGCGTCCACGTTGCGCCAATGCCCGTAACAGTGGTTGCAGAGCCTAAAGTCAGGCCGTTTGTCGTAAATGTATAGCTGCTGTTTCCGGCCAAACTCATGTTGCCGGTATACGTTCTGGTAATTCCCGTTGCGGCAAAACTCACGTTGCCGTGAAACGCAATGCCCGAAGTTCCTGAAAAAGTTACGTTGCCAGACGCTGGGCCAGCCATTGTGAACGATGCACACCGAGCAAATACATCAACCGCAGCCGTGTAGGCTGTGGCGTTTGACAGCGAGTCAAAGTTGACTGCATCAAGAGATGTAGGGATGGCTGCACCTGACCCCCCACCGGATGATGTAGACCATTTGGTGGTGCTAGACCAGTTCCCCGAGCCACCAACCCAATAGAGAATGCGAGGCGCAGGGGTCGCGGTGAAGAAAATTGAACCGGAATTGCCAGATACATTGGTGCTATTTAATCCAACATAAAATTCACCGGGGCTAGTAGAAGAAACCGTGCAATCTCGTACTGAAAGGTAATTAATGCCTGAGTTTGCAGGGCCAGAAATAGACAGAGTAAAAGCTGATCCTAAGACACTAGTACGAACTGTTACTACATTGCCAACTGTTCCTGTTACAGCCCATTTGCCTATAGTTTGCGTAGCTGCATTTGGAAATACAATTGTATGGGCTACCGTCTTGGTAGATGCAAGCTCACCAAACGTATTTGCGCCACTAATCACCAGCTCTGACGTTCCAGTCGTGCCGCCAATGGTCAGTTTGTTGTAGTAAAGACCGCCGCCATTAAAAGCCCTTGGAGATGTTGATGTGCTAGAAAGAACAATTGTAGATGTACTGGCTATGTTTGTTCCTGCCCCTGTCCACACCGTACCTGTACTAGATAATGTCCAAGTGCCGGTGCCCATCTTAGTGGTAGCACCCGAAGCAGACGAAAACACCCCCGTCGTCACGTTATAAGTGACAGCATCAAACGTCCCCGCAGTCAGGGTCAGGGTTCTTGCTGAGTTTAAAGATATTGCATCAGCAAGCTGAACCGTGCCAGAAGGGTGGTTGACCGTTACAGGGCACCCAAACTGAACACCATTGCTAGTGATAGTAGAGGTGCCATTTTTGGAAAAGTTAATTGTGCCCGTGGCACTAGTTAACGTAACTCCTGTGCCAAACTTCCAGTCACCATAAACCGAAGGATTTTGGGCCGCACTTACCGTCAACGTCATTGCGCTAGTGCGTGTTGACGAATCAAAAGTGCCAATATTCCATGAAACGTTAATCGTAATCGTGCCCGTCACACTGCCTGTGTTGTCAAAGACGGCGGTGTCTTGGGCCAACGGGAAATTGTTTACGGCTGGTGATCCCCCTGAAGATGTGGCCCAACCCGTAGCACCCCAGTTTTGAGCGCCAGCAAGGTTCCAGTACACCGTCTTGGGCGCTGGAAATGTGATGCCAGAATTCCCCCCGCAGTCACTTGCCCGAGTGGGCGACGCTCCAGAAGCCGCCCCGGCAAGACTGATGTCCCGGAAGTCGCAATCATTTGCCGAAATACTGTTAACCGTCAGCGTTCGCTGAGTGCCAATCGTGTCAGAAAACAAGAAAATGCGGCGTACAGCAGTTGCTCCAGCGCAAGTCAAAGTGCCGGTGATTGTTTGATTTCCAGAAAAGGAAAACAACATATAGCCAGCAGAAGCCGGCGCAGTACACGAAAAATCTTTAAAAGTATTATTTCCAGAAATTGTTGTTGTGTTTGAAGTTCCGGAGGATGTGAAAGAAATGTTGTTGTATGTAAAGCCGCCAAGATTAAGAAATGCATTTCCAGCACTACTTATCAATGTAGATGTACCAGCATCAATCGTTAAATTTTGCGCGAAATCAAGCGTGACATTATTTTTGACTGTAAAAAGACTAGACCTCAAAAAAATAGCTATTGGAGAGCCGCCGTAAGTTGTTGTAGAAGAAGTTGTTAAGGTACTAATCGAGACCGTCATGTCATTTGTGTCAAATGTGCCGGTTCTCATTTCAAAATCATTGATTGATGCTTGATTAAATGCATCAAGAGGCTTCAAACTGCCTTCATAAATATCAATGACAATTTTTGAAGAG